CCCGGTCGCATGCGTCACCCAGTCTATCTGGACTGGCCCGTAGGTTGTTTTATTATGAACACCCTAAGAAACATGTAAGCTATGAAAATACATGGTACATCGTGGCATCAATTGAATTCTAGGCCGCCCCCGAGGGGCAGACCTAGAGTTGATTCAATGAATTCACTCCCATTCGTTATTCATGACTTCAGTAAAAGTCATTTCTGAATAACCGTATTTATCATGAAGCATCATTTAATAAGTGTATTCGAACATGTGATCATATTGTTCGTCTACCATTGAATGACGCGTGGCTTTTTCATGCCACTTGAGCTCTTATTTTGACACAGGCTATGTAGATATAGCTGCCCTACGCTATACCAAAGCTTCAAACATCTTGATGCCTTTACACCATTAGGCTAACTAACTCATGAATGAGTAGTTCAAAACAGCTTTAAACTTCTTGATCTTAGAAGATGCTGTTTTGGATATAAGCATTTGTTGACCTTGAGTCGTGTATTTTGAATTTAAGACAACACGATCAACTTTGCGGCATAACCGCATCTTATCACTATAATAGCCGTCTCTAGATAGGAAATCAACATAATATCCATCGTGTACTTAGGGGTCTTTTGCAACTTATCCCAAGCCCACCATACCATCATCGACAGATTTGCCGTAATATAAGTAGATATCATCATACATCTTTTGAACGATGTCGGATGCTCCACATATCATTACATCATCTCCGGCGACGTTGATACGGATATTATCATGTTTTCCTTTCAAAATGGTGATTAGTTCGTCTATAGAGCAATTAGTAATCTTCCAGTACATATATAGGCAATAGCTGAGTGTTCTCATGCTATTACCTAAAGTTGTTCTGGTGGGATGACCTGAAAAGGTTGTCCCCTTGATTTCTAAACTATATAGTCTCATCTTCTCACCATTTATGATTGTTCTGGATTGAGCCTAGAACCAATCATCAGTGACTGCCATATTAATGATAGCTTATACCTCCTTTGGTAAGCCATAATCTTATGCTATTCTCCAAGCATATTTCAAGACGTTGTTATCAACAACTGAAATGATCTCTTACCATTGATGAGAATCGTGTGAACTCCCATCAAAAGTAAAAGTTTTACAGGATTTGTTGATGATATGCAAGTGTTCTCTTTCTTCGGTTATATGTTGTCCAAGTTTGTCTTGTCCATAACCACATATGAAACTCTTGCTGTATTACTTCATTAAAGTTAGGTAGTACTTATTTATCCATCCTGGATAAGATTTTAATATCGGCGTGGGACTCCAGATTTGTCTGGGGCGCGCGTCATAATAATCTTATCCTTCTGGTAAATGTTACCATTCTCCAACTTTGGTGAAGCAATCCATCATCTTCCATTTACCTGCTAGAACCCTGTCCATTGACATAGACATAGATTCAAACATTCCATGTTGAACTGCTGGTCTTTTCCCAGATTCCAAATCTTCTAAGTATTATTCGGGAGGATAATACTCTGATTTTGATAAGTTATAGAGCTCTAACCCTACCTTAGACCATAGCTAATTCATTAGTTTCTTAAACTGAGGCATTATGACATTAGATGGTCTCAATGAGGTAAAAAGGTGTCTACCCAACAGACTGGCTATGTTATTTATAGGGCACACTCCAAAAGTATAAGTGATGTCTTTGGTTCTGGTGATAGCATGGGTTGCTACATCGTCATATTGAAGAAACCTGGTTTTACTACAATTGCAAAAGCTAGTGTAGTAATCATACATTTCTTCAGCCAACTTCACTTTTTCTCTTTGTGTGTCTTATATCTTCCATTATTTAGGAGCTCCAGTCTCTAAGTCATAAAAGACTAATTTCCTGACATAATCAGATGTTTGTTTTAAAATGAGTTTTACATAATTCTTTCTGCTTAAATGAACAGGATGTATGGTAGATTCAGCTCCTCCAACAAGCCTTATTATATTTTGCCCTATGATCAGGGTGCTCATCATGGCTACAGACTCAACGATAGATTGATTTTATGGAGACAATCTATTTAAATATTTTCTAAAAAGATAAATTAAAATCATTGAGGTAGCTGGTAGAATTTTGAAGACAAGACTCCAGTTCCCGTTTAAGATATGGTAATAAGATATGACTACAAAACATAATTTCGTAAAATTCGGTATAAATACGCTGAGAGAAGTGATACTTAAGAACCCCTTATCAGTGGTTTCCCAATCTGCTTCGGAACACACACTGTGAAGTTCATATTGTAACAACCTCTATTCAATAGCATAATACCTCATTGTGGATTTTATGATTTCGTCATCCTTATTATTGATCTTTTTAGGGAAGGCTCGCTTTTTAACTGCAAAATACAACTTTGCCACATTAGACTTAGAAACAGGTTATCCAGAAGCTATTAACACAAGGTTTTGGTAAACCTCTTAAGATATCTTAGTTTTCACTTTGATACCTGTGTCAATAACAACCAAATCCTCCTTCTAATATTGCCATAATGTTGATTCGTCCAATTTGTTAGATACTACGCAATAATGTTTAGACCTGGTTTACAGGATTGAATATTATTGAGGTAGCACTTTTAAACAAATGCATATAATAACAGTGTTTAAAGCATTAATGAAATGAATACCGTTTTTGACGGATATTATTAGATCACTAAAGTATAAATTTACTGCCATACATGAAATCAAAATTAATAACAACGGGATCATTTCCCAGTAATTATAAGTGGCCTTTTTGTACACTTACAATTATTTGAGGTCTACTAGATCGGGATCTTCGTAAACTTCAAATTTGTTGGGCAAAGTTTGTTTATCCAGTATTACTTGCCAGGCACATTGAGCAGAGTGCGGGCTGGTAGGTATGTGAGATCTTTATAGAAAACATAATCCTTCTACCGAATGATGAGATGGCTCAAGAGGGAAGTTGACATGGCGGTGGGTATAGCCGCCTGGAACGTCATTTAACGCTGGCTGATTGTTAATCATCAACATTCCCTTATCTTCAAAGATTCTAAAGAATCCTTCTTTATCAAAATATTCGTATTTCCCGGGTTTATGGGAATAGGTGTTGTTTGCTACGAATACTTTAATCTAGTCGTTGAGCTAGAGACTAGATTTGATAAAGGCCATGACGCCTGGATACCATATACAATCGTTAGCGTATATTACTATACACTAACTAGTTGGACATAATGCCTACGCGTCTTTAAGAATAGCTTCACAGTTACTACCGTCCGCATATCCTTCCCTAATGGTGAGTTTAGGGTCTACCATCTTGTTATCCAAATAATATTTCCTGTCATACATATTATCATTGGGTCTAACAGCCAACAGGTAATATTATTGTTTTTGCATAATAATGTCAAGCCATTCCATGTCTTTCTTCCATTTTGACCCTATAGATATGACTATAGGATTGACTTCGCCTTAAAGCTTAGCTAATAAAGACAAAGCAGAAAAATCAGAACAAGTTCTGAGTCCTGGATGCCCATATTTGTAAAGATAATTAGACGGGTCTTGTTACTTGAGACCGGAATGTGAACCAACATTCCAAGTCATCTACATGTCTGATGTGTCAAACACGTTTTTAAACTCTGGTCCATACCTGTAGTTGTATATAAACGAGGAGATCTTTTTATTGGATATGATGATCTTAGGTTTACATTTCTTGATCTACTCGTCTTATGGGACCGTGGGTTAGATGACTTGGGCCACAGGAGGCAAGATGATAGAAGCCTGCTGTGGATGAATAACTGCCTATTTCTGCTGGAACACTCTATTATAAAACAGATCAGAAATTATGGCATTGGGGTTGTTGAATGGGAGATTTTGTTTATGGTAATTTTCTCCTCCAGCCAATTCAGTAAAATCGTCCAACAACTTATATGATACATAAGTCGATTTTACTGCTTCATATGCTCTTTTATAAGCATCTTCATCCCATTTGCCTCCAACTAAACCTTTGAATGCTACAAGAGGTGCGTAGCTCTTATTCAAAAGTAAGCTAAAGTGATTTCCTTAATTGATGATAATCACTTCAAGCTCATTGAAGGGGACTGTGCTGTGGAAAGTAAGAGTTCTTTTCATTGTGGCCAAATTCCTGGTATACAAGACAAATCCTACTTTCTTATCAGGCAATGTTTTCCTGAGACACTCAGCAACAAGACTCCAGTCATAGGAGCCTTGGCGGTCACCACCGCTGGGATTTTTGGCATCTGGGGCCCATTCAGAGACCATGGCAGCTGCTTTGAATAGTCTTCCTGCTAATGACGCATAACATTATTTGGCGTCACTATGGTTCCAGACCTTATCAAAAGAGTTGGCTGTTATATTGCAGCAAGATGAAAGCAGCCAGTGGAGTGCTGTGCCGAAATGTGGCAGGTCATAAGCTACTCCAAACGAGAAGAACCCGCAAAGGCCTTCTCCTGGTGCATTCATACTGCACCAGTCCTTCTCATTAATACCAAGAACTTTCACAAATTACATGGTCTTAGAAGGGATGGTAGATTTAAATTTTAGTCCAGCCATAGGACCAGGTTCGAAATCTACTTCGACCTCTGTTGAGATTTCAGCTCCTCCTACAAGTTTTAGCCTGTGTCTGGCATTCCTCCTGCGAACATTTCTGAAGTAATTGTTCTCTTTAGCTTTGTTAGGGAAGGCAAGAGGGGCAGGAATATTCAGAAAATCGCTGATTGAAGAAGGAAGCGATGCAGATTCAACAACAGGTTGATGATACATAGTAGGGAATTAATGAGAGACGTAATAGTAGACGTCATAGCTGTATTAGATTTGGCAAGGGTTAAATAGGGATAGTTGATAAGCCCATGATGCCATCTGGTGGTAATAAAAGAACAGGG